GCACCATGAATCAACAAAGCAGCGCATCGACAAGCGCGGCACCGTGATCGGCTGCGATGAAAACGGGATGCCACTGGACCCGGCTTCTCATTGGTTTAAGTGATAACCATTATCAATACATCCCAAAAGTGATTGTCATTTGAAATCATTAGCATTCAATTGATATCAATTCTTATCTGAAGGGGAGGGGCGGGTCAAAAGTTCAGAACCCTGAACCCAAATGACCGCCGCCCATCCTTTTTGTGCACAACCGCGAAATGAAAAGTTTTTTTCCGGGAGGTTCCGATGGCAGGACGACGCCCGAAACCGACCCACCTCAAAGTGGTCTCCGGCAACCCGGGCAAACGTAAACTCAACGATAAAGAACCGAGTCCGGCGCGAGAAATTCCAAGCCCGCCGGCGCACCTGACCGACTGGGGAAAGGTTGCCTGGGGAAGGTTGACTGTTCTCCTTGACGGGATGGGGGTGTTGACAGTTGCCGACACCTTAGCCCTTGAACGGCTATGCGATATTTACGCTGATATTCTTCAGTTGCGCGACACCATCGCAGTAGAGGGAAGAACCTATACCGTCCAGACCGAGGGTGGTTTTCTTATCAAAGCTAACCCGGCCGTTTCGATGTTGGCCGATGCCGACCGCCGTTTTAAAAGTTACCTGGTTGAATTCGGTCTGACGCCAGCGGCAAGGACGAAGGTGAAAGTGAATGGCGAAGACCCCGAAGAGGACACGCTCGACAAGTTCTTCGGTTGATCCTGCAACCCAATATGCGATGGATGTAACCTCGGGCAAAGAACTGGCTGGTCCTGACATACGTAACTCATGCCAGCGCCACCTTAACGATCTGCAGTCATGTCATGCCCGTGGTCTGCACTGGGATGTTGAGGCGGCGCAACGCTCGATTGACTATTTTGCGAAAGTTCTGAAGCTCAATGGTGGTGATTTCGAAGGCGAGCCTTTCGTGTTGCTGCCATGGCAGTGCTTCATCGTCGGTTCGATTTTTGGCTGGAAAAACGCCAGAGGTTTTCGCCGGTTCCGAATGGTCTATGTGGAGTCCGGGAAGGGATCCGGTAAATCCCCTCTGTCTGCGGGTATAGGGCTTTACTGTCTCACTGCGGATAAAGAAGCACGCGCTGAAGTTTATGCCGCTGCCACGAAGAAAGACCAGGCAATGGTCCTTTTCCGTGATGCGGTGGCGATGGTCGATCAGTCTCCAGCTCTTTCCGCACGTATTCAGAAATCAGGTGGTGCCGGGAAGGAATGGAACCTGGCTTTTCTTCAGTCTGGTTCCTTCTTTCGTCCAATCAGTTCAGATGACGGACAGTCCGGCCCGCGACCGCATTGTGCTCTTATTGATGAAGTTCACGAGCATAAAAGCAATCAGGTTGTTGAAATGATGCGTGCCGGTACCAAAGGTCGTCGGCAGGCGCTGATTTTCATGATCACCAACAGTGGGCACGATAAAACGAGCGTCTGCTATGACTATCACGAATACGGCCGAAAGGTTTCTGCCGGTTCGATAGAAGATGACAGCTTTTTTGCCTTCATTTGTTCTCTGGATGAAGGAGACGATCCTTTCAAGGATGAGTCCTGCTGGAAAAAAGCTAACCCTTCGCTGGGTCACACCTTTGAAGAAAGCTATCTTCGTGAGCAGGTGACTCAGGCCCGCGGGATGCCTTCGAAAGAGAGCATCGTCAGACGTCTTAACTTCTGTCAGTGGGTTGACGCGGCTAATCCGTGGATGAGCAGTGATGTCTGGATGGGTTGTGAGGAGAACTTTGATCCAGATGAACTGGAAGGTGAGGAATGCTATGGTGGTTTAGACCTGTCCGGATCGCGTGATTTGACGGCACTGGCGTTGTTTTTTCCAAAACAACGTAAGTTGCTGGTGGAGTTCTGGACCCCGAAAGATACGTTACTGGAACGGGCCAAAACGGACCGGGTACCTTATGACGCCTGGGAGCGAGATGGTCACATCCACACCACACCTGGCAAAGCAGTGAAATACGGCTTTGTTGCCCAGCGCATTGCAGATCTGACTCAGAAGTTTGATATCAAGGCCATCGCCTTCGACCAGTATCGCATTAAATATCTTGAGCCGGAGCTTGAGGAAGCATCTGTTTCTGTTCCCTTAATCCCTCATGGGCAAGGGTATTACAAAGCGAAAGATTCCGGGCTGTGGATGCCTCACTCCATCGAATTGTTTGAAGAGTTGCTTGATGACAGCGTCATTATCATCAGGACGAACCCTTGTCTTCGCTGGAATGCGGCTTCAGCAGTGACGGAGGCTGATCAGAAAGAAAACCGAATTTTTGCCAAGAAAAAAAGTACCGGGCGTATCGACGGCATTGTAGCGGGCGCTATGGCAATCGGTGCCTCCGAAGGCTATGAGGATGATTCTGGCGATATCGACGACTTTTTCAGTAATCCCATCATTGTGTGAGTCACCATGAATAAAGATAAGAAGCCAGGCCGGATAAAAAGCGCCGTTCGCCGGTGGCTCGGCGTACCCATCTCACTTACAGACGGTGAATTCTGGGCTGCTTATGCTGGTGGGCAGTCCGCAGCAGGCAAATCCGTTACGGTTGATAAAGCCCTGCAGTTATCGGCAGTGTGGTCATGTGTAAGGCTGTTATCCGAAACCATCGCGACTTTGCCTGTAGGTTTTTACGAAAAAACGGCTGATGGTCGCCAGAGTGCAAATGATCACCCGCTTTATGAGCTCCTCCATAATCAGCCGAATGCTGACATGACCGCTGTGGAGTTCTGGGAAATGATCATGGCCAGCCTTCTTTTATGGGGGAATGCTTACGCGGAAATCGACCGTACCGGAAAGCGTATTACCTCGCTTGTACCGCTCAGGCCAGAAAGGATGAAGGTTGATTTAAGTAGCAGCGGAGATCCTATTTATACCTACCGTGACTGGCCTTCAGGTACATCCCGAAACATTAATGAACGGGACATCATGCACATCCGTGCGTTCAGCACCAATGGTGTCATGGGCCTGTCACCTGTCAGTTATGCCCGACAGACACTTGGTCTGGCAATGGCAACAGATGAAGCCAGCGCAAAAGTTTTTAAAAATGGTATGCGGCCCAGTGGCGTTCTCTCAATGGATCAAATCCTGAAAAAAGAGCAGCGCAATGAAGTACGTGAAAGCATGGTTGAACAATTTTCTGGATCCATGAATACCGGGAAAATGATGGTTCTTGAAGCGGGAATGAAGTTTCAGCCAGTTGACCTCAACCCGGAAGACGCCCAGATGCTGCAGTCCAGGGCATTCAATATCGAAGAGATTTGTCGGTGGTTCAGAGTATGGCCGGGGTTGATTGGACACAGTGCCCAGGGGCAGACAATGTGGGGAAGTGGCGTCGAACAGATGCTGATTGGCTTTTTAACGTTTTCACTTCGTCCATGGCTTACCCGTATTGAGCAGGCGATTCGTAAAAGCCTCCTGGCTCCGGGAGAAAGAAATAAGTACTTCGCAGAGTTTTCCATCGAAGGTCTCTTACGTGCCGACAGCGCCGCCCGTGCCGCTTTTTACTCAACGATGACTCAGAACGGTCTGATGACCCGCAATGAAGCACGGCAAAAAGAAAACCTTCAGCCAAAACCTGGCGCTGACCAACTAACCGTTCAATCCAACCTGCTGCCGATTGATCAGCTTGGTAAGTCCGGCGACAGTGAATCAGCCAAAAACGCATTGCGGGAATGGCTTGGCATTAAATCAGAGGAGACGCCGGAATGTACCGGAAAAACGCAGCCATGAAAGTAAAGGCATTCGACTTCGACATTAAGGCCGTCAACGATGACGGCCTTTTTTCTGGGTACGGTTCTGTCTTCGATGTGGTGGATAGCTACAACGAAGTCGTGGCGCCGGGTGCTTTCCTCGAAAGTATCGAGGAAACACGGGCGAAGGGGAGAACGTTCCCGGTTCTCTGGCAGCATCGCACCGGCGAACCCATCGGGAACTGGGACATCTCGACCCTGAAAGAAGATAAACATGGGCTTTTTGGTGAAGGGGCCCTGTGGCTTGAAGACGCGGCCTACGCGAAAACCGCCTGGCGGGGCATGAAAACCCGTGCCATTACCGGCCTTTCCATTGGCTATTACGTCCGTGAGTCAAATTACGATGAGAAAACCCGGATCCGCACCTTAACGAAGCTCGACCTGGTTGAAATCTCCATTGTTACCGTGCCGGCCAATGATGATGCGCGTATTGACGTCATTAAGTCGAAGCTGTCACACGGTGATCTTCCTTCCTTACCTGAATTTGAGAAGTTCCTGCGAGAGGCAGGTTTCTCGAAAAGTCAGTCCGCCGCGGTCGCCTCCCGCGGACTGTCCTATCTTCTTTACCGGAGTTAGTCCGGGGGCGAAGACGGCGAAACCAAAGCGGCTATTGCGGCGATGCGCCAGCAACTGAGCCAGTTTTCTCTCCCAAAAATTCTCTAAGGGATTTATATGTACCAGAAAAAATCGGCTGACGATCAGCCACAAAGTATTGGCGAAATCTCCTCCCAGCTCACCATGGTGATTGATCAGGTCAAAAACTTCGGCGAAGACGTGAAGAGAAAAATGGAGGCAGGAGAAACCGTTTCGCTGGAACTGAAACAAAGAACGGACGAAAGCCTTAATCAGATGAACGAGCTGAAAGAACGTCTCACTGAGCTGGAGCAAAAAGGTGCACGCCGCCCGAACGATGCACCTGCACAGCGAAAATCGCTCGGTGAGCTGGTGGTCGAAAGTGAAGAGTTCAAAGGCATGGACAGTTCGGCCCGTAAGAGCATCCGCGTCAAGCTGGAACAGAAAGATATTATGAACGTGCCGGCGACTACGGGCACTGGCGTGAGCGCAACCAACAGTCTGGTGGTCTCCGATCGTGTTCAGGGCATTATCGCCCTGCCGGAACGCACTCTGACCATCCGTAATCTGCTGATCCCCGGCAATACCGAATCTAACGGTATTGAATTCGTTCAGGAAACGGGGTTTACCAATAATGCTGCAGCTGTGGCGGAAGGTGTCCTGAAGCCAAAATCAGACATTAAGTTTGAGCTGAAAAGTGCGCCGGTACGTACCATTGCGCATTATTTTAAAGCGTCCCGTCAGATCCTGGACGATGCGCCCGGTCTGGCCAGTTATATCGATGGCCGTGCTCAGTATGGTCTTCGCTTTAAAGAGGAGCAGCAGTTGCTGAGCGGCGATGGCACCGGCGCGAATATCCTCGGTATTCTGCCGCAGGCAACAGAATTTGCTCCAGCGCTTACCCTGTCCAACGCCACGCCGATCGACCGTCTTCGTCTGGCTGTTCTGCAGGCTGTTCTTGCAGAATATCCGGCGTCTGGTTTTGTACTGAACCCTATTGACTGGGCAGGCATCGAGTTAACCAAAGATAACGAAGGCCGCTACATCATTGCGCAGCCGGTCAATGGTGGTGTTCCACGGATCTGGGGTCTTCCTGTTGTGGAAACTCAGGCTATGGCGCAGAACAACTTTCTGACTGGAGCCTTCAACATGGCTGCGCAAATCTTCGATCGCATGGATATCGAAGTGCTGCTCTCCACTGAGAACGAAGATGACTTTATTAAAAACATGGTCACCATTCGTGCGGAAGAGCGTCTGGCGTTAGCAGTTTATCGTCCGGAAGCATTTGTCACCGGTAATGTAACCGCTTCTGGCGGCTGACAATTCAGGGCCGCTTAGCGGCCCTCTCTTTCTGAGGAGATTGTGATGGCCAGAAAAAATGTGGATGAACCGTCTGTATTCGACGGTAAAAATGCGGCGCCAGAACCCACTGAGGCCGGGACTATTCAGGTTCAGCCTGTCCGGCGTTTTATGGATGGCGATATTTTCAGGACGCCCGCCGATGATCCTTTTCATGTCTCTCGCTTACGTGCTGCCGAGCTCAAAGGTAACGGGCTGGTGACGATAGTTGGTGAAGTCCCTGATAACAAAATGAACCGCGCCCCCGAAACCAAAGGGTAATGGTTATGACGGTAATCAACACTGAAACAGCCATGGAACATCTCAGGCTGGATGATGAAATCGATAAAACGATGGTGGAGGGGTATCTTGCCGCTGCGGAGGATGCTGCTATGCAGTTTCTTAACCGACGCTTTTTTGCTGACCAGGCTGCTCTGGATAGTGCTGTTGAGAATGAAAGTGCCGGCGATCGTCCGCTTATCATCACGCCCTCCATTCAGAGCGCGGTTCTTCTTATAGTGGGCTGGTTGTATGAAAACCGCGGGGATGATCTGAGTCCTGATATCCCAGGACCCGCACGCTGGTTGCTGAATCCCTGGCGAATTCAAATGGGTGTTTAGCCGGAGGGGATGATGAAAATTGGACCAATGCGGCATCGGATCACCATCCGAAATTTTATTGCTACGCGAACACCGAGTGGTCAGCCAACAGAAGAGTGGTCTGACGGCGCCACTATCTGGGCAGAGGTAAAGGGAATCAGTGGACGAGAGAACCTGACAGCAGGAGCAGAAAGGGCAGATGCTACAGTTCGTGTCTGGGTTCGATATCGCAAAGATATTTCGGCATCATCGCGACTTCTTGTCCTGAACGGCCCCTACAAAGGAGTGACATTGAATGTCACCGGGCCTCCGGTGCCAGATAGCAAAGGTACCCGGCTGGAAATTCTCTGCAAACAGGGGACCGAAAAATGATTGATGTGAATCTGGATTTTTCCGGCTTAGAGGATATCGCCCGAGACCTGCAAATCCTCAGCAAAGCCGAAAACAACAAAGTCCTCCGGGACTCTACTCGGGCCGGGGCTGAAGTCCTCCGGCAGGAAGTGATTGATCGGGCTCCTGAGCAAAGCGGAAAACTGAAGAAAAACGTTGTTGTCGTCACCCAGAAAAGCCGTCGCCGTGGGGAAATCGCATCGGGGGTCCATATTCGTGGCGTTAACCCGCGAACGGGGAACAGCGACAACACCATGAAGGCCAGCAACAAGCGGAATGCTTTCTACTGGCGCTTCGTGGAGCTGGGAACATCTACGGCCCCGGCACATCCTTTTGTTCGCCCCGCTTTTGATACCCGACAGGAAGAGGCCGCAAAGGTAGCGATGGAGAGAATGAACAAGGCGATCGATGAGGTGCTGGCGAAATGACAGAGGATGATATCTATACCCTGCTGTCGCCGCTGGCAGATGGGCGGGTTTATCCGTATGTGGTGCCGCTTGGCAGCGACGATTTACCCGCAGTGGCCGCTCCTTACATTATTTTCTCGATACCGACTGATGTTGCCGGGGATGTTTTCTGTGGGCAGGCCGAATCGACGCTGCACATTCAGGTAGACGTGTGGGCAGAAACTAACGATGAGGCCAGGGCGTTGCGGCTTGAGGCCCTTTCCCGGCTGGAAGTGCTTTCACCTACCGAAGTAACCAAAATCCCCGGCTACGACACTACAACCCACTTGCATCGGGCAACGCTCGAAATAACGGTCATTGCCTGACTGGAACCAATCCAATCTGACCGCCGCTGGCGGTTTTTTCATTTATGGAGGCTGCAATGTCAGCACTATTTGAACGCGCCCAAAAAACGGTAGTAATGATTACATCAGTGCCGGTCACTGCGGAAGAACTGGCATCAGCGACCTGGCTCAACCTGAGTTGTACCATTAAACAGGCCAGCTTTACCGCTGGTCAGAAAAACGATATTGACGTGACAACGCTCTGCTCCGAAGAAACGGAGAATATCAACGGACTCCCGGCACCGTCTGAGATGTCTCTCTCCGGTAACTTCTACCGCAACCCGGCGCAGGATGCACTTCGTGCAGCATACGATAACGACGGCGTTTATGGATTTAAGGTTATTTTCCCGTCCGGAAATGGGTTCCTGATGCGTGCTGAGGTGCGTCAGCACACCTGGGATTCACAGGCAAATAGCGTTGTTGCTGCGACTTTCTCCCTTCGTCTGAAGGGTAAGCTGAGCAATATCGATGCCTCCGGCATCCTTGCATTTAGTAGCGATCTGCCAGTCACTGAATCAGTTACTGCCGGGAGTCCACTTTCCTTAAGTGTGGTGGCTACAGGTGGTAAAGCTCCATATACCTACGTATGGAAAAAAGGTTCGTCAACCATCAGCGGGCAGACCAGCGCAACGTTTAATAAGGCCAGTGCAGTTTCTGGTGATGCCGGTGTTTACTCCTGTGTAGTCACTGACTCTGCCACTCCGGCGAACGTTATCACCTCATCTGACTGCACCATCACCATCAGTTAATGGAGCGCCGGGAAACCGGCGATAAACTTAATGTCAAAACAGAATCTTAAAGCGCTGGCGCTGGCCCCGATGGCGGGTTTTCGTAAAAAAGAAGTCACCGTTCCGGAATGGGAAAACGCCAAAGTTATCATTCGTGAACCATCGGCTGAGGCCTGGATTCGCTGGCAGGGGATTGCCAGCCCGGAACAACCAAAACTACCGGAAGGGCAGGAAGCGCCAGAGGTGCCAGAACTGACCCCTTCAGAACGCGCGTTCCGCACGATGCGGGCAGATGTCACACTCTTCATTGATATTCTGCTGGATACCGACCTGCAGTACGTTTTCACCGTCGATGATACCGAACAGGTTGAAGCAATTTATGGCCCTGTCCATTCCCGGTTGCTGAAACAGGCGCTTGATCTCATTCGTGATGCGGATGATGCCAAAGCAAAGTAAAAATGCCTGGCATGCAGTTCCTGATGGCGCTGGCGCTCCGGATGGGACGCACGCTGGGCGAACTGCGACAAACCATGACGGTTGGCGAATTCAGAATGTGGGCTGAATACGACCGTATCAGCCCGATCGGTGATATCCGTGGCGATATTCTCAATGCCCAGCTGGTTTCAGCGATGTACGGGGCGCAGGGCGGTAAAGTCACCATCGAAGATGCTCAACTCAAGTGGAGCACAGAAGAGGATGAGGTAATCGACAGTGGCGATCCATTTGCCGGATTAGAGGCCGCTTTGCTCGCAGCATCGGAATAAAATTGAATCGTCTCCAGCCTCGCTTCAACGCGGGGCTTTTTTATACCCAAATTTCACCGCGCATCTCACGCGCACTTCACACAGAACCTTTCAGGATGAGCCTTGAGGATACCGGCTGGCTGTCGGTGCCTTTCTGTGGGCCGGATTCCTGTGAGACAAGGTTCATCACTAAAAGGTAATACCGATATGTCTAACATTGTCCCCATGAATTATGATGACCATTCATTCCCTTTTGCTTCTGATTGCTGGTTTAATGCCACAGTTGCTGCAAAGCATCACAGGAAGAGAGTGAAGAACTGGACAATTCTGGAGTCAACAAGGGATTACGTTGTCGAGTTGGCGCAAGAGCTTGATATTGAACCATTCAATTCTAAAGGGCAGATTTCTACCCTTTTAATTAGGATTGAGAAAGGCCGTTATGGCGGCACATGGATGCACCCAGAGTTGGCCGTTGAGTTCGCCCGTTGGTTGTCAGTCAAATTTGCCCGCGCCTGCGACCGCCACATTAAAAATTTGCTGCTGAGTAAAAATTTTCAGCTCACTGAAGATCAGATTGTCGGCCTCATGGTCTGCCAGCAACCCAGTTCCTGGGAAAAAAGGTTTAAAGACCCGTTCTACCAGGCACTGTCGAAAATGTCCGGCATTCCTTATTTTGGTCATGTCGGCGGATGTCCGGCGTTGTTCGGTCAGATCACCGCTCGCTGGGTCTACGGTGTAGCACTTCCTGATTATGTCTATCAGGCAGCTAAACAGGCAGCCGGCAACAGCAAGGAGAAGATTCATCAGCATCTTAAGCCGGATGCGCTGGAGAAGGTCGAGCAGCAACTGATCGCCGTCACAAACATTGCCAGTTGCAGCATTGACCAGAAGGACTTTGAGGCCCGTTGCATGGCTGCCTTTCCTGTCAAAGGGCAGATGAAGCTGCTGTATGCGGCGGCATAACCATGAATAACCGAATCGTTGAGTGCGCCTCCAGAGCGGGGCGCGACTTCTCTGAGTTCATGAAAGGCGAGAAGAACATGATGGAGGCGCTGCGGTCTGCGGAGGAATTCACCGAGCAGTTACGCATTCACGGCTGCGTTAATCACCATTTCGTCAATTTCATGATGATGAAAGCGATAATGAAGGTGTTCGACGATATGCAACGCGAGGAGCAGCGTGAAGAGCGCCGAAGAAAACGAGCAGAAAAGAAAGGCAAATAGCCCACCCGTGTGGGCTTTCATCGCTAACTACAGCGATCCTTTTGCAGCCTTAGAGGCCGCTTTGTTTGCAGCATCAGCTTGAATTAAACAACGATAGCTGAAGTCTTTCTTAACCAATGGTAGGATTTGAGTACTTTTCTACCTTTTGGGATAAAAAAATGAAAAAAATATTGGGTGTTTTATCTTTAGTCGTTTTTGCTATAGCATTTATTATTGCGTTAAGGCAACCAATATCAATCGTATTTCTTATTGCTGTTTTGGCGATTCCTTTAAAATATATAGATAAAATTGGCGGAGAGATTGCTTCTCTTTTGATAATATTCGGTTCTATCTTTGTTTTGTTTTTTGTTAACTCAATGGTTCCTTTATGGGGGGAGAGGTATGAGAATCATGAGGAGTTAGTGAGAATTAGCGAGAGCGATAGGCAGAAAAGATACAACAATATGAATGTTATATCAGCAAGCAACTCTGGTGTTAAGTCTGCATTAAAAGACCCTGAATCCGCAACCTTCAAAAATCAGAGCGTTGGTCGTGAAGGGTATGTGTGCGGTCAGGTAAATGCTAAAAACAGCTTTGGTGCATACGCCGGGTTTAAAAGGTATGTAAGTAAAAATGGCATGACAATTATTGATGATGGCGGATCTGAATTTTCGAAACTATGGGGCGAGATTTGTAAATGATACATTCTTGCTAATTAAAGAAAACCGCTTAGGCGGTTTTTTTATATCTGCGAGGATATAAATGGCAACTTTACGCGAGCTTATCATTAAGGTTTCAGCAAACTCTCAATCATTCCAGACTGAGATCGCCCGCGCATCACGCATGGGGCAAGACTATTATAAAACTATGCAGAATGGTGGGCGTCAGGCTGCTGCTGCTGCGAAGGAAAGCCAAAAAGCTCTTTCCGAGTTAACGGATGGATTTGCTTCAGCGGGTCGAGCTGCCACAATTGCAGCTGCAGCATTTGCAACAGGAAAACTGGTTCAGATTGCAGACCAATGGAACTCAGTAAATGCACGGCTTAAACAAGCCTCAGTGTCTACGAATGATTTTACTTTATCTCAAACCCGATTAATGGCGATCAGCCAGAGTACGGGCACTGCTTTTACTGATAACGCTAATTTATTTTCACGCGCGGCAGCATCAATGCGTGAATTTGGCTACAGCTCAGATGAAGTACTCAAAATCACCGAAGCGGTATCAACAGGACTAAAACTATCTGGTGCAAGTACAGAAGAGGCCGGCTCTGTTATTACCCAGTTTAGCCAAGCGCTTGCTCAAGGTGTTTTGCGTGGCGAAGAGTTTAACGTGGTTAACGAAGCCGGGGATCGTGTCATCCGTGCCCTGGCTGCTGGTATGGGGGTTGCCCGAAAAGATCTTAAAGCGATGGCTGACCAGGGGCAACTCACGATTGATAAAGTCGTACCAGCATTAATCAGCCAGTTAGGTGTGTTACAGGGGGAGTTTTCCTCGTTACCGCCGACAGTTTCCGGTTCAATGCAAAAAGTCACTAACTCCTTTATGGCATGGGTTGGAGGGGTAAACCAGGCTACTGGTGCAACAGACGCACTTTCTGGCGGTCTTGATGGGCTGGCAGGTACGCTGGATTCTCTTACATCTTCTGCTGTCAGCGGGGCCCTCAGTGACGTAGCAGATAATATGTCACTAATTACCACCGCCGCAGGTGGCCTAGTTGGGATCGGATTAGCCCGGTATCTTGGCGGGATTGTTACCAGCGCAAGCAGCGCTACTGGCGCACTTATTTCAGCCGCAAAATCTGAAGTAGCCCTTGCAGTAGCCCAGGAAAAAGCCGCGCAATCTTCCGTTGCTGCTTCCCGCGCCGCAGTTTATCGTGCCCAGCAAGCCCTTCAGAGTGCTAAAAGTGCAGATGTTCAGGCCGCACAACAGGAGAGGGTTGCAGCCGCAGAAGCAAAGGTTACTGCTGCACAAGGTCGATTGACTACAGCCCTCGCCACCGGGACAGCTACAGAAAAAGTACGAGCACGAACAGCTTTGGAGCGGGCTCAGGCCGGACTTGTGGCAGCAAAAAATGCCGATGCACAGGCTATTGCAGAAAGAAAACTTGCCACAGCTCAAGCGGCGCTTAGCCGTAATATTTCAGGTAGGGTTTCTGCTCAAAATAACCTTAACAGCGTTACCTCTGTCGGCACCCGGTTGATGAGCGGGGCTCTTGGGCTGGTCGGTGGTATACCCGGGTTAGTAATGCTGGGTGCTGGCGCATGGTACGCTATGTATCAAAGCCAGGAACAAGCAAGAAAATCAGCTCAGGAGTATGCCAGCCAAATAGATCAAATCAGAGAAAAAACCTCCTCAATGACCCTACCTGAGGTCGATAGTAATCGCAGATTATCGGTTGAGGCGATGCAGGAACAAAAGCGCCTAATCGAAGAACAAGAACGGAGCGTTAAAAGTCTTAACGGACAAATAAAGGATTTAAATGAAAGTAGAAACAAGCCAGGCATTACTCAAGAAAATGATTTGAATATTACAAAGGCTATCGCAATTCTTACCGAACAGATTGTCGTAGAAGAAGACAAGCTTCGTCAGATGCGAGAAAAGGCAAGCGATATACTAAAGGCGCAGGAGGAACAAGAAAGAAGAAGAAACGATCTTATTAAAGATCGCGCCTGGCGTCAAAATGCTGAATACCAGAACCTTGTAATGATGACTGGTAAGTATTCCGAAGTTAACCGTTTACTTGGATTGGGAAACCAGCTTTTAATGGAACGGCAGGGCTTGGTTAACGTGCCAATGCGAATGCCTCAGGCTGATTTAACATCTCAACAAACAGCCGCACTGGAAAAAAGCCGCCGGGATTTAGATCTCTCTACACGTAAAGGCGAAGACAAGGAGCGCACCAGACTTGGCTATGTTGCAGATGATTTGGGGCTGAAGGATGAACCTCAATTCCAGACCGGAAGACAAGAGATAATTAATAATGGCATTAAAGAATGGAAAAATAACGAGGCAAATAAACCCACCCGGAAAGCGCCAAAAAGCGAAGAATTAAAAGCCGCCGAGAAGACAGAAGATGTTTACAAGCGTCTTATTAAACAGCAGGAAGAACAAATCGCTTTGGGAAGCCAGAATACCGAACTGGCTAAAGTCAAATACCAGGTGACGCAGGGTGAATTAGCTTCTCTTGAACAAGCCAAAAAAGAAATAATTCTGCAAAATGCAGCGCTTATCGATCAGAAAAACATTGCTGAACAGTTAAAAACGTTCCGTGAGGGGCTGGCTGACAGCAACGCTGCTGCTCGTGACCGGGGAAATATTGATTTTCTTGGCGCCGGGATGGGGGATAAGGCCCGCGACCGCATGAAGGAAATGGCAGATATTCGTACTGATTTTCTCAAACAGCAGCGCGACCTGCAGCGGGATTTCAGCAAAGGTCAGATTTCTGAGGACCTGTACAAACAGCAAACGGAAGCGCTTCAGGCGGCGCTTACTGAACGGCTCCAGATTCAGGAGGACTACTACAAGAAAACCGATGAACAGCAGTCAGACTGGCGGGCGGGGATCAGCGATTCACTGATGAACTACGCCGATCAGGCTGCTGACCTCAGTTCAATGGCTGCCACCGCAACCAGCGAAATTCTGGATGCCACCACTAACTCTATCTCCAACAACCTGACCAGCGTCCTGACTGGTGCGACTTCGTTCAAAGATGGGATGTCGAACATTTTCAGCTCTCTGGGTGAAACGGTGATTAAGACGTTGATACAGATGGCAACACAGGCGCTAATCACCAAAGCGATTATGGCGTCGTTCGGCGGTGGGGCTGGTGGAATGTTCGGGAGTCTTCTTGGCGGAGGTGGGGGAGGTGGCAGCACCGGGACGGCCATTCAGAGCGCTGGTGCTAATCTTTCGTTTAATGCTCTGGGTGGTGTCTACGATTCACCTTCACTTTCCGCATACAGCGGCGGTGTATACAGCACTCCGCAGTACTTTGCGTTTGCGAAAGGCGCGGGCGTGTTCGGTGAAGCGGGACCCGAAGCGATTATGCCCCTTACCCGTGGCGCTGACGGTTCGCTGGGGGTTCGTGCGGTTGGACGTGAGTCACCGGCAGTCCAGGATGCTGCAAGGCAGCAGCAGGAAAGACAACTTCTTTCAACAGGTGATATCAACGTCAATTACCACCTCACAGGTAAACCTGATGATGTGATGATGCAGACAATGGATGCCCACGGTCGCCGCCTGGCTAAACAGATTAAATCTGAACTGACGAGCGACGTTAACAATCCTCAAAATGCTTTCGGTAGAGCACTTTACTCCAACCTTCAGCCCAAAAAACCACGATAACCTGCCCGGAGGGAAAGTTAATGGCGGATATTATCTATCCGGATGAGTACCTGCCTATGCCGCTGATGGACGGGTACGGTTTTAAGCCCATATCACCGATACTGCGAACGGAGATGACGTCCGGTCGCGCTCAGCAGCGAAGGCGATACACCTCAACACCGACCCAGGCATCAGTTAAATGGATTTTTAAAACTGATGCGCTGGCGCAGGTATTTGAGGCTTTTTTCAGGGATGCGCTTAAAGATGGTCAGTCATGGTTCTATCTGAAACTCCAGACCCCCATCGGGGTAAAGCCCTATAAAGCCAGGTTCGTGGATATTTACGAAGGGCCGACGCTGGTCGCGCCAAAATACTGGCAGTACAGCGCAACGCTGGAATTATGGGAACGACCGTTACCGCCGGTTGGATGGGGAAATTACCCGGAATGGCTCGCTGGTCAGTCGTTACTGGATATTGCGCTAAACAAAGAGTGGCCGAAGCATGACAATTCTTGAGCGGCTATATGCCAGCAGCGGTTCGGAGGTTATCCACGACACGCTGCAGATATCGGCTGGCGATGATAACTACTGGTTAACCAGCGGCTGGGATGACGTTTCCGTAACGTTGGAAAATGGTCAGCCGGCGACGTTTGAAGCCTGCGCGATAGAAATTGCACTGCCAGCGCGAAATGCGGACGGAACGCAGGATCTGAAATTCGCCCTGAGTAATATTGACGGTGTCGTTTCTGGAGCCATCGATAAAGTTCTGGATGAAATGAAATCAGCCACGCTGACATTCCGGCGGTACATTTCATCAGATCTGTCTTCCCCGGCATCATCACCGTATACGCTCGATATCAAATCCGGCTCATGGACCCCGACAGCAGTGCAGGTCACGGCGGGCTATATGAATGTCCTCAAAACAGCCTGGCCCCGTAAACGTTACAACCTCGCCGAGCATCCGGGCTTACGTTACTAACCTGAGGCAAATATGTTTAATCCTGATAAATACCGTTCAGTCAGCTGGCTGAAAGGCGGTCGCGTATACCCGCTACTCGACTGCTTCGGCATTGTGAATGAAATCCGGCGCGATCTGAAATTACCCCTCTGGCCCGATTTCGCCGGAGTGACCAAAGACGGGGGAGGCCTCGACCGGGAGGCGAGAAGGTTGATGCTTTCCCTGCAACGCTGCGAGCCCTGCGAAGGGGCTGGCGTGGCCTGCTATTCCGGCTCAACGGTTACCCATGTCGGGATCGTTGTCATGCTCGATAACCAGCTGCAGGTCGCGGAATGTAATCCAGGCTCGGGGGTTACGTTTCTGCCACTGGCGCGATTCATACGACGGTTTAACCGCGTGGAGTTCTGGCAATGACGATAAAGTTTTTTCCGTCCCGGTTGCCGGGTGAACCCCTGGAGACGCACGAACATGGCGCGATGACCCTGCATGAGTGGATGGCCAGGAATGTCCCGAGCTACTCGCAGGACAGAAAGCATCCTGTTGCGGTCGAACTGGACGGCCGGGCTGTTCCACCTGCGGAATGGCCACTATGTTTGCTGCGGCCAGACAGCGATGTGCGGATTTACCCGATCCCGTATGGAACCGGCCTGGAAATCGCCGTGTGGGTATCGGTTGCCGTATCTATTGCCTCTACGGCCTATGCGCTGTTTTTCGCCCCGAAACCAGAGCTGGGCGGGTTTTCGTCAGGCAATTCAGCATCACTGGACCTGAACCCGGCAAAAGCGAATACAGCTAAGCTTGGCGATCCTGTTCGTGAGGTATTCGGAAGAAACAGAATTTATCCGGATTACCTGGTGCAGCCGGTCACTCGCTTTGACCCCAATGATCCCACCCGGATGACGGTCGAAATGTTTGTCTGCCTCGGGTATGGACGTTTCTCTTATACCGGCGGTGATTTTCGGGTGGGTGAAACTCCTGCTCTGCCGTTAGGCGATGGCTTTTCTTATACCAGCTATGGGCCGGGCGATAACGTGGCGGGGGACCGTCGCAGCGAGGTCTGGTTCAACAGTACAGAAGTTGGCGGGACATCAAGCGGGTCAGGTCTGGATATGGCTCAGACTGCCCCTGAAGCCAGTGATATCGTTGCTGATGCCATGACTGTTAGCGGTGCATCTGTTTCGTTTTCAGGTCTCGATGTCGATGATGACAACGATGATGATGAAGATGAGAACAAGCTGCCTCCTGGCTGGATTGAGGGTGCAATTGTCACTCTGAAAGCGCCAGTGAATTATCAGGTATCCATCGAGGGCGGTTTTAACGTGCTGACAGGAGACGTCGTGTCAGAGATTGCGCCATTCAGTGGAATGCCTGTCACCCTAACGTTTAACGGTACTGACTATGACCTGCAGATCGCCACGTATACCCCTCACCAGGACGCCGTTCCGGGAACAGGGGGAGCGACTGCGGTATTACGCGCCAGTGCGTCGCCGTCAACGTATGACTTTACGACAACCAGCCAGACCTTTGCTCTGACCTGGCAGGGTATCACCTATACCATATCTCTGGTCGCCAACTACGGCACAATGTCTGGCTTGCTCGCAGCGATTAATGGCGGGTTGAATGGTTCGGGGCTCATTGCTCAGGATGATGGCGGCGTGATACGTATCGTCGAGATCTCCAGCCCCTGGCGTGGCGGCTCCATTACGTCATCTTTCCTGCCGGCGTCAGTATTTGGTGACGGCCCGGTATTTACTGCTGGTGCAGCCTCCAGCGGCGGAAGCCCTGCGGTAACAGCCAGCATCACGCTGGCATACGATTCTGGCACTGCCTTTTCCGGATTGCCGGAAGGAACCCAGCGGATTTCCCTGGCGCATCGTGGCAACGAATACCAGATAGCGTCTACTGATGGCCCCTCTGCGACCGTACAGCGTGTGGTTAACGGTGTCATCGACAGCACCTGGTCAGGCTTTATGACCCGTACCGTCGTGGATTTTGCCGCGTCTGGTATTAACGATAATGAAACCTGGCTAGGCCCCTTTCTGGCCTGCCCGCAAAATGAAGTTGTGGACGCCTTCGAGGTCAACTTTGCTTTCCCAAACGGAATTTGCGGGTTCCAGAACAACGGGAATAAGCGGGTCCGCCATGTCGAGTATGAAATCCAGTATCGCGTTTATGGTTCCGGTTCAGGGTGGACGAGTAAGCCAGGGGTTTACGCGCTTAAAAACATTAATGGCCTCGGTTTTACAGAGCGTTTTGATCTGTCCTCTCCCGGGCTGGTGGAGGTTCGATGCCGCCGCCGTAACGAGCAGGGGAGCAACAACGCGAGAGACAGCATGTTCTGGCAGGCGCTCAGAGGTCGTTTGCTTTCCCGTCCAACCTCCTACGCAGGGATATCAACAATAGGGATCACGGTTGAAACCGGCGGCCAGCTGGCGGCGCAGTCAGACAAGCGTGTGAGTGTTGTCGCCACGCGAAACTATGATGGCGGTGGTGACAGGACAATCAGCGGTGCGTTCCTGCATCTTGCCCGCAGTCTGGGATATCGCGACGACCAGATCGACATTGCGGGGCTCAGTACGCTGGAGGCCACCTACTGGACGCCACGAGGCGAGTATTTTGACCATCAGGCAAGCAGTGACAGCACGTCCGCAAAGGATATTTTCGACAAGATTGCTGAAGCAGGCATGGGGTATTTTCTGCTGTCTGACGGCTTACTTTCCGTCGGGCGTGAAGGGGTCAAAAGCTGGACCGGAATCATCACCCCCCAGGATACTGTCGAGGAAATGCAGACATCATTCAGGGTGCCTTCGGAGGACGATTTTGATGGTGTGGATGTGAAATACATCAATCCCGTGACCTGGGCGGAGGAGACCGTACAGTGCCGGACGCCTGAAAATCCGTTCCCCCGGAAAACGGAGGCTTACACCATCGATGTCGTCATGACTGCGGATCGTGCCTGGCGTATCGGGATGCGCCGGTTAATGAAATATCTCCATCAACGCCGGACGTATACGGCTACAACTGCAATGCTGGGATGGTGCCATGATTTTGGTGACCACATCATTTTGTCAGATGATATTCGAACCGGGAAAACCCAAAGTTGCCTGATTGACGCAATGACATACGACTTTCAGGAAATAACGCTACATGTCACCGAGCCTCTGGACTGGAGCTATACAAATCCCCGGTGCTGGATACTGTTTCAGAACAGTCGTCCATCGTCACGGATGCTGACGCCGCAGCGGATAGATGATTTCACTCTTACCATACCTTACAACGACGATCTGCACCCGGAAGACTGGATTATGGACGACCCTGATATTGATCCACCGCGTTTGCTGTTCTGCGACAGTGAAAAAGGTGCCCGGCATGGGATAGTCCAGGAGGTTGCCCCATCCGGTGAAAGCAACTGTCAGATTACCGCGCCGGAATATAAAGAAATTTTCTACGCCTACGACGACGCCACATACCCCGGCGACGTCGCTTAATACCCCATAAAAATCCCTTATTAACTCTTTTCGCTCAAACCCTCGTTTGCGCGAACGCCTTTTTTGGAGCAAAAAACATGGCCTTTAACCCGGAGCTGGGGAGCACGTCTCCCGCTGTTCTGCTCGATAACGCCGAGCGCCTGGATAAGCTAGTGAATGGTGATGTGCTGACCGAACCGGACCGCGCGGGCGTTGATCTGGATACTTGGCGCGGAATGATGGCGAAAAACGATGAGGTTAGGAAAAACCTGATCCCATTGAGTAAGCAATACATGACGATTGAGGCGGCGCAGGCTGATATCGCGAATATTCCAGAGGGGTCAACGACCTATGTGAGAAGCCCAGGCAATATAGCCCTGGCATTTGAAGTTATTAATAATGGGGGAGTGCTTGAACCTACATGGCGAGCAATGCCGTCGCAGGCTTATGTAGATTTTACTTTATCCAGCGCGGGACAACTGCCTTCAGCGATAATGACCCGTGACGAAATATACGCTTCGGTCGAGAGATACGGGCAGTGGACTCGTACTGATACCAACGGATGGGCTGTCGGAGTCAAATCCAGTGGTAAGCCAGTGAACAGCCTGGCGCTGTGGCTGAATAACCTTTCTGAAATCAGCACGCTTTCTGTTTCTGTTTATCACCGCACTGTTGACGGTTTTTCAGTTCTGCCGGGCGCCGCTACAGACAAGCTAATGAGTAGCCAGTCGGTCGCATCTGAAGACGTAGCGATAACTCAAGCACTGGCGCAAGGGTATCAGTTAGTCAGGCTCACCGTGCCTGATGTACTGCTTAAATCTGATGAAATCATTCTGTTCGTCGTTAAAGCGCTCGATGCTTCAGGCGCTCCAGTTTATCTGGGGTGTGGCCGGGCGCCGGTTGAATCAGGACAGGTTTCTGATTTAAATAACTCTCTGGGCGGTTTCTGGCTTGATGTCGCCCAGACAGCATGGAAGACAGTTACCTCATCTGACAGTCTGTACCGGCTGGCTTACAGGGTCGGCTATTTCAGTACGGCAGCCAATAATTACTCGGCCTTTGCTCTCTCCCGTAGTGTTGTGCAGGAGGTTGTGGGAAACAGCTCAAATTATGCGACGGGCACGACCTTGTCAGGGCGATTTTATGGCTGGGCACTTGGTTTCAAATCTGTGCCAGGGGCGTTCGATATGATCACCCTTTACCATAACAACCTCGATGCGGTGGCATATATTGATTACAGGATTGTTCTGCGCGAATTGACTTACGGTACTGCTGCGCAGCCTCTCGGCACTATCGCAACGGACAGAGAGGTATTCTCATCACGTAAACTTCCACCGCCGCAGGGGAATAGCCTTTTCACCGCTGTTGATTACCCAGTTCCTGAACTTGTGGTACCCGCAGGATATTTTGCTGCAATAGAACTGCACCCGCTGCAGTGGAACGGCGATACGGCGGACATGGGATGCCAGGCTCATAACTATGCAGGGGAGACATTGCCAACCGATATTGGCAGAGGCTATTTTGTCAATCGTAATGATAACGTATGGCGCGTAATATCAGATTCTACTAATGGACTCGCGTATGCACTTGCTCTTGCCGAGTGGGGAGGCATCCCTCAGGGGGTTGAAAAAGCACAGGGTGAAATCTCGACGCTGAATTCACTAGTTGTTCAGACCAGCCAGACCGTTGCGGAAATGAATACCTATGAGATGGAAACGTCTTTTGAAAAAGCATCAGATAATCTTCAGTGGTCCTATGCATCTATGGTTGAATCTGCTCGATTCTGGCGGTGGGCGGTGCCAGTTTCTGCAGAAGCATCTGAGTTAAAATCCATCGCCATGTGGCTTGATGGCGTATCTCTTAATACCATTCTTCAATGCGACGTTTATTTCCGGCTGACATCAAACCAGACCAATACATCGGGACCGGGAGCTGTATCTGGTGACATTCTGGCCTTGACAGCAAATGTCACGCCGTTGCCAGCTAATACAGCGATGACAAAAATCACGCTCCCGGTAGACCGTCTGACGGTACCGGCTGGTTATTTCCCGATCGTGGCTGTGACCGCATATTACAGTGCTGGCGTGAGCGGAAATCTGGGGTCAGGCTCGAAATCCTACAGCGCTGGTGATAATCCGGCTACGTACCTCAAGGGCTGGTACCAACGTTTTGACCGCACCGGTTGGCAGACTATCCCTGCGGGGACATATGCCGCTGTCGCTGTCAGTGCTGTACTTGTCACCGCTCAGGATCTGCAGGAGAAAATTGCGTCTCTTGAATCCGGTTCTGATGTAACCGCCGATTATTCCGGGGACAGCATCGATCGCTATGCACCGCAGGTAGCGGCTACTGGATTAACAGCCGTCATTACTGGTAACGCCATTCTCCGCGGGTCAGCAAAACCTATATCGGGGACGCTGACATTTGATGCGACAACGGTTGGTAGCACGACTGTCGCCAGCAGTCTTGTGCAGGCATCAGCGGCAGCACAATGGCCATCTAACCCTAATGCCTGGTTGGGCGAGAAGCGCATCAGCGCAGTGACCGTAACCAATACTGCAACGAGCACACCGTTAACACCAGGGATGCACTATAACGTTGACAGCTACGGCGGGAAGCTGAGAGGACTGACGGCAACCACCTACGCTGTCAGTGTGACGTTTACGTACACGCGCGAGCGTTACGACCTGATTCAGATTGACCCGACGTCACTCGCACTGTCAGTGAAAAAAGGGATGGAACGGGCATTTGACGTTCAGGAATATCGTCCCGCGCCTGATGCCGGAAAAGTCGCGCTTTATTACGTTCTGGTCGCCGGAAGCACGCTCGAATTCGATCCGGTTCACCGTTATGTAGACCTTGGCGGCGAGATGCTGGATGGCAAGGATTATGGCTTGCTGCGGCAGCACAACCGGCGCTTCCTTCAGAAAACGCTGGCGCGCCTGAATCGTGGTCAGGCGATTACGCTGGTAGGGCACGGAGACTCAATCACCGCAGTGTCTAATATCAACAGCCCGGCGACGACACCGAACGGAACAACGCGTGACCTGCAGAGGTTTTTGCAGGGAGGCTATGGCAGCGACACACTGACGAACTTGTATCCCGCGCAGGACTGGGGGGATGGCGGTGGTGCTGTTCATGTCAGTATCGGCTGGAACCGGGTGCTGAAGAAGCATTTTGAAGATGTTTACGGGTCAGAAGTGACGTATTACAACTTCGGAATGTCGGGGACGACCTCGGCATCTGGTGCGGGTTCAGACCGTCTCGGCGCGATTACCGCGCTTTCACCGCACCTGACGGTTGTCGGGTTCGGTATGAACGATAACGCGGGAAGTACGCTGTACGGAAACCTGATGACCATCATCAGCACGCTGAAAGCTGCGGGTTCTGAGGTTGTTCTGATGCCGGTGCCGCGCACGTCAAATACCGAAGACGGACGCTATACCCAGGACCAGACCCGGTATATGAACCGGCAGATATACAGAGCCGCGATTGACGGAGGCGCAGCATACGCACCGGCGGACTGGCTGACGGACGACAACAGCAAGGGAGGCATGGGCATTGCCACCACCTCTCTTACTGGCTCAGACCTGCGCAACCATCCGGGCGGATACGAAATGAGCATCTACGGAAAGGCGCTGGTTAATGTGTTCTGCTGATTCATTTCATTAACAAAACATTGCGGCTGTCAATTCTCATGACAGCCGCAATGACCTTATTAAAGACACGCTTTCCAGCAGTACAGACCTCCGTGATCGTATGTCGATGCGCCGTTACCCAGACCTTCATACAAATCGGAACGGTCAAAGGAAAGCATAAAAAGCTCCGTTTCATCTCCATTAGTGAACGGGACCAGCGTGCACCATGGCCCCGTTGTGTTCGGAGCCAGATACACATCCTGCACAAATTCCCCCAGGAAGGTCAGACCTGCCTCATACTTGCGCAGATGCAGTCGGTTGGCCGTTCCTCCGCTTGTCAGGTAGGTTGTCTCGCCGAAATGAACGAACTGATTCCCGGTATCGCGCACGCCAGCAGGGACTTCTGCCGTCGTATATTCCGGCACAATACCGTCGTACAGCGTCGGGCTCCGGAAGGTTTTGCATCCACTGGAGATGGTGTTTCCCGTCATCACCCACTGGCTGCTCGACGTTTCATAGTAGAAATCAATATCCTCCACGTAGCTTGCCCCGATCCCGAAAAAACTGCCGTTGGCGTTCTTCAGTTGCACGGAGTTTCTGACGATGATCACGCCGCCCTGCAGCAAGTCCTGTTTCGTCTCAAAGTACAGTTTTGGTCGATTGTTATCGGCCAGCCCTTTCCCCTGATAGTCCATACCGCAAGAGATGCCCTTCCAGCTCTGACTGTTCCGGTCATACACCGCCTTGATACTGTCATCACCCAGCACGACATCCTCATCGGTTCCGTCAGTCCGAACCTGGAAAATCGCGCCCACCATCTGCACTTCACCGCTGTTGAAGTTGATACGGACTATCTGAGTGTACAGGTCGGAGATAGTGGTCCCTGTTCCCTCAACGAGAAAATAAAGCCAGTTACCGCGCTGAATAAACGTCCCGTCTTCATAGGTCAGAAAGCGAATGGAGACGGAATTCGCCCCGCTGGCAATTCGGTTTGAAAAACCACTAAAGACAGCAATATCACTGGCCGAATATGCATCCGTTTGTGCGAACACGTACGTTTTCCACGTGTCCAGGTATTCCAGCCTGCGGGCATCAAAGATGGCATAGTGCTCATAGCGGCCAATCCATTTCCACGTCCCGTCAGCGTTCACTTTTTTTAGCAGCAGTGACACCCCGGTATTCTGCACCTGAAGCACTGCGCCGGTCATATCCGAACCGGTGAACGTGGTGGTATCAAGCAGACTCCCTGCGGCGTAGATTTCACAGATAACCTGGCTGTTCGAGACGCGGACCGAAACACTGTTCTGCTGGTCAACATCCGCGAACATTATCCCCATCGTGGCATTGCCTGCCAGCCTGTCGATCGCGATCTCACTGGTTGCAAAGGGCATATAGCGATCCGCGAACATCACCACCCGGCCATTTGCTGTCGGGTTACGGAAAGAGACCTTTCCTGCTGACCAGGAATAAGCAAACACATTCCCGGCGGTGATATCGTAAATATTGCTCTGCAGATTCCAGGGATTGTTTTCCAGGTCCATAAAAGAGAGCATGAACGAGTCAGCGGCATTGTAAAAATCGCGACGCGCCCACTGCTTAGTGAAAGTGTATTCCAGAGGGTTGCTGAAACTGTCGAAGTCAGGCGTCTTTTCAGGCAGCCCGGATAAATCGACATGGTAAGGCGCGTTAAAAACTTTTGCTTTTACCTGACTGCTCCGCGAGGACTGCTCAATCATGGCGGATACGTCATTGAATCTGGCGACCTGATTGGAATAAATCTTCCTGACGGCGTATACGGGATCGGTTGTTTTTCTGACGCGCACCGCAACGTAACCGTCCTGTGTGGCCACTCCGCGATACGTTGCCGTCACATATCCGCCGCCCGATTTGAAGGTGAAGAGGTCCGACACCCACCCCTTGTCCGCGTCACATTGCATGATATAGGCGATAAGTTCTCCGACGGTGGCGGAGCCGTACTGCCCGTACATCTCGACAGAGTCGCCTTTTCGCACCGGGATGTAATACATCCGCCAGACACTGTAAGCAGAGCCGGAGACGATATTACCGCCGCTGTACATTACTGAGTTATCAGCAATGACTGATGCCACGCTGGTATAATCGATGGTTTTTACCGGCCCTCTGAGGTCTGATGCAAAAGCTTTATCCTGAGACGTCCGTGTTATGGTTGCCGCGGGTGTGGTGACGCGTACGCGCACGTAAACGAAACCATCCTGGGTTGCCACGCCGGCCATTACGCCGTTACTGGTGACACCCGGTGATGTGTAAGTGGCAAGATTAGCCACCACCGCCATTGCCGCATCCAGCTGAATGATATAAGCAATAACTTCGCCTGCCGTGCCGGAGCCGATTTGCCCGAAATAGCGCACGATATCCCCCGCGCGAACAGGAACATACGCTGCTTTCCAGTTCTCACCTGCGGTGTCAGAAATCATTCCGCCTGAGTATATAACCCGCCCCGTGATAGTGTATGTATCCGGTGCACTGGTCACGTCCAGGGTTGTTCTGTTAGCCGCAGCAATATCGGCCGGGTTCATTACAGCGTATACGTTGCCGGGCAGGGAAAACAGTTGAGTGGTCTTTGTAATGGTTGCTGCCGGATCAGTCACACGCACCCGGACATAAACAAAACCATCCTGTGTGGCGACACCAGTCATAACACCAGCGCTGGACGAACCGGGCGAAGTATAGGTGGCGAGTGGCGCCACAAATTTCATCGCACTGTCGAGCTGGATGATATAAGCCAGTACCTGGCCCGAAGTGCCGGAGCCGATTTGGCCGTGATACTGAATAACCTCTCCTGCTTTCACGGGCAGATAAGCTGCTTTCCAGCTATCTCCTGCGTTGTCCACCACCGAACCATCCGCTGACATGACACGCCCGATAATATATGTGGTGGTTGAAGCATTAGTGACATCCGTAGTCACGCGGTTGGCCGCATTCACAGACGTTACAGTTTTGACGCCGAATACATCTGCGCCGGGTGTGAACCGCTCTCTGCTCTGATAAATCGCCGCTTCCGGCGTGGTCACCCGCACACGGAAGTAAGCGAAACCGTCCTGGGTTGCCACGCCCGATAAAACACCTGTCTTTTGGACTCCTTCCGACGAATAAGTCACCAGATTCCCCACCACATTAAGGCTGGTGTCGAGCTGAATTATGTACGCCATCAGCTCGCCGGGAATAGCGCTACCAATCTCACCGTGATATTCGAGAGCATCCCCCTTTTTTACGGGAACGTAAGCAGCACGCCATGACTCCCCGGCGGAATCTGTGCGGGTACCATCGGCATAAATCACCCGCCCGATCACCCATGCAGTACTTTGAGATGAGGTAATATCAACAAGCGGTTTATTCGCCAGTACGTTCTGATAACTGGCATAGCTTGCTACCCCTCCGGCGGCATCAATATCTGCCTCCACCAGAATTGTTTTTTTGCGCTGCGTCAGGGTGAATTCTGCCGTATCCCTCACCCGGACGTAAATATACCCGTCCTGAGTCGCAACTGCTGACAGAGTGGCTTTATCCGTTACGTTCCCGGTTGATGTCCACTCAGCCAGAGATGCCACGAATGCTTTGTTGGCGTCCAGCTGGATAAGATACGCTATCTGTTCGCCAGCAGTGTTAGAGCCCACTGTTCCGCTATAGGTGACGCTCTCGCCCGCCCTGACTTTCAGATACCAGGCATTCCATGTAGGACTCGATGCAGTAGAGCCATCAGCATATATCACCAGTCCGGCAACAATTTCCGCATCGCTTTTAGCATCCCCTGTTATGTAGCCCGTTTTCAGAGCGCTCATCGACGGCATAGCTCTGCCGGTAGCTGCCAGTGTGCCACCGTTATTAATGTACTCATCCGCCAGTGTGCCGCCATCAGGGCTGCGTACATAGGTTGTTGAGCCATCCGGGATGTTTGCAATATCAGCCTGAGCCGCTTCAATCGTCATGTACTGCTTACTCAATGGCACAAGGTTCTGACGAATCTCGTCATTTTTCGCCATGAATCCGCGCCAGGTATCCAGATCAACACCCGCGCGATCAGGCACGGTGAAAGCGTCCGAATTCACCAGGTTATCCAGGCGCTCAGCGTTATCGCGCAGAACCGCCGGAGAAGCACTCCCCAGAGGAGGATTAAAGGCCATGTTTTTGCTCCAAAAAAGGCGTTCGCGCAAACGAGGGTTTGAGCGAAAGACCGGAG